AATGAAAGAAATACAAGACACAGTACAGGTCGGATTAGCTAACGGAACTGCAATAGGCATATCGTTAAGTCAAGTGAATGAATTATTAACATTTATCTCTTTAGGTTTAGCGATAGGGTTTAGTATCTATAAATTTGTAAAATATGAAAAAGAGAAAACTCAATAGTACCAATCCTAAGTATCAGAAAGAAGATAAGAATGCTCATAAAGCTCGTAGAGAATTTGTGCGAGAAGTTAGGGGCGTTAAAATTTATAAAGTTTACTACTTGTAATTTGGACTTAAAATACTTCAATCTTTCTGAATTTGATTCACCTGATGAGGTGGGGTCAGGAAATAAAATGGATAGCAAGTTTTTAGAGAAACTTGACTATGCACGACACAATGCAGGGATTCCTTTTAAAATAAATAGTGGGTATAGGACAGAAACGCACAATGCTTTAGTAGGTGGTCGTGTTGGTTCTAGTCATCTAAAAGGATTAGCAGCAGATATAGCTTATAACGGAAGTCGTGAAAGATATATAATACTTAACGCTTTAATGAGTGTAGGTATTAATCGTTTAGGGATCAGCAGGAGTTTTCTACATTGTGATCTTGATAACTCGAAAGACCAAGACGTGATTTGGTTATACAAATAACTAACTTTGAATATTAACTTAAAATAAAAAACTATGTTTAAAAATTTTTTGATTGGACAAATGATTAAATCTAAGAAGTTCTGGTATGCAGTAAGTTCTATTGTAATACCATTACTGGTAACGTATTTAGGAGTTGATGAAGCAACTGCTTCTAACTTGTTTTACGCTTGTTTAACTCTTGTAGTTGGACAAGGAATTGCAGATAGTGCAAAGTAGATTTAGATTAAAACCACACGAGATAACTGCTTTAAATAGAATGCGTGAAAAAGAAGTGCGCAACGTATTAGTAATAGGCGACTTACACGAACCATTTTGTTTAGACGGTTATCTTGAGTGGTGTGTTGAACAATATGAAACCTTTAATTGTAACCAAGTAATATTCATAGGGGATATCCTAGACAACCACGCTTTTAGTTACCACGAACCTGATCCTGATGGAATGAGTGCAGGACTTGAATTAGAAGTGTCTATTAAAAAAGTGCAGAAGTGGTATGAAACATTCCCTGTTGCTGATGTTTGTATTGGCAATCACGATCGTCTAGCTTCTAGAAAAAGTTTTACAGGTGGAATACCTGCTGCTTGGATAAGGTCTTACAACGAAGTTTTAGGAACACCTAATTGGAATTGGGTAGAAAGTATTGTATATGATGATGTGCTTTACGAACACGGAGAAGGTGGACAAGCACAAACAAAAGCAAAGAACAATCTAATGTCAAGTGTTTGTGGGCATACACATACAGAAGCATATTGCAAGTGGTTCGTTGGAAAAAAATATAGAATCTTTGGAATGCAAGTAGGTTGTGGTGTTGATTGCACCACTTACGCAGCAGCTTACGCTAAGAACTTTAAAAAACAAGCCATAGGAGCATCCGTAGTGCTAAATAATGGAACGTTACCAATTAATCTTTTAATGCCTTTATAGTGCAGGAAAACCCTTCTCTGAAGCTATTTTTGGTGTATCTATCTATAATATTCATAGTTTTATTTATCTCTATTTATTTCTAGTAATTTTATCATTTATTTAAAAACTTGGTGAAAAACTTGGTGAAAAACTTGGTGAATTACTTTTTCTTTCTTATCTTTATGTTTTAATATTTAAAATAAACAAAATGAAAACAATTTTTAAAATGAAAGAAGCAACTAATAAAGAAGAAGCAATTATATCTATATTAGATGTGATGACCGAAAATCCATTATTTTTAAACAAATGTACCAGTAATATGTTTGTAGTAGTTTACAATTTACATAATACAAAGAAAAGAGAAGAATGGTTAAATCTATGTAGCTTTGATGATGTTCGTAATTTATTTGTTGAAATTAAAACACAATACTATGGACAATAATAAAGTAATAGCAGAAGATTGGTGGTTGAAACCTATGATGAGATCAAGTTCTGTATGGTGTCACGAATTAGGAAGTAAAGGACAATACATTTCAGATTATAAAAATGTAGGTAGAGATGTTAGAATTGTAGGAACTAAATTACAGGTCTATAATCTATTTGGTAAAATGTTAAATGAAGAAGGTTGGCAAATAAAAGACAGTTGGAAAGCTGATATGAAACAAGAATATCTTGATCTCTATAAAGAAAATAAAAATAAACCAATAATAATAAAATTGATATGATACCAATACATTTCGAAGAACCAATAAAAGAAGAAGAATTAATCCATAAAGCTATGAATAATCTAAATACTTTTCAATGTTGTGATGGTGAATTATATTTAAGAGGAACAGACGAGTATGGTAAAGATTTTCAAGTAGTATTTGATGCTTATAACTTCTTAAATTGGATAGATAGTGAACAAATAGAATATATAAAAGAACAACTAATCAAACACATAAAAGAAAAATAATATGAAAACAAGAGAAAAAATACAAGTTTTGATAGAAAAGTATAATGATTTACTAAGAAAAGATGGGGAAATAGTATATGTTTTACACCCTGAAACAAAAACTTGGGTAACTGAAAATGATTTATTAAAAGAAAAAAAAGAAAAAAAGATATGAAAACAAATGTAAATTTTTACGATTTTAGTAGGTGGTTTGAACAATACCGACCAAATAATTTTAGCAGAGCAGGATTACAATGCTTGTTTGATTTTCTTGAAGAATTTGAAGAAGGAACAGGAGAAGAAATAGAATTTGATCCTATTGCTTTATGTTGTGAATATACCGAATATGAGGATATTGATGAATTTAAAGCTAATTATACTTGTGATGAATATCAAGAAATAGAAGATTGGGATGGTTTAGAAGATTACACAATGACAATTCCAGTAGGAAATGAAAGTTGCATAATACAGAATTTTTAAAATAAATTTATTATTTTTAACACAATTATTAACAAAAAAAGAAAATATGAAAACGGAACTATTAAAAGAAAAGTACATTAAGTACGAACTCACAAAAGATGATGTATTTAAACATCAGCACTACATTATTATAACTAGATCAGGTATAGAAAAAATACAAGCTATAGAAAATATAAATATAGTTTATGATGTTGTAAAATGTGAGACTAATTTTGCTGCTGTAAAAGCTAAAGCGATCAAAAATGGATTAATTATAGAAACATTTGGATCAGCAATTAAAGGTAATTCATTTAAAGATGGAAATACTAATAGCTGGTATGTTTTAGAGATGGCTGAGAAAAGAGCAATGTCTAGGGCAGTATTAAAACTAACAGGATTCTATGAGCTAGGAGTATTTGGTGAAGATGAAGCAGAAGATTTTAAAAAAAGTAATAACTAAATAAATAAATAAAAATGGAAATTAAAGGAGTAATCAAGAAAATGTTTGATATTGAAACAGGCACAAGTAAAGCAGGAAAAGAATGGAGAAAGCAATCTGTTCTAATTGAAAGACCAAACGAACAATACAATAAAGATATTTGTATTGAAGCATTTGGTGAAGAAAAGATAGAAAAATTAAATAAGTTTTCTGAAGGTGATACTATTACAATTTTAGCTAATGTGTTTAGTCGAGAATATAATGGAAGGTATTATCATAATATTCAAGGATATTGGTTCACTGATAATAATACAGAAATAACTGAAGAAGACACTAACGATTTACCATTCTAATTATGACACCAAAAGAAGATTTCAAACAGATATGTGATCTAACAACAAACTTGTTAGGATTACGTAAAGGATCATTAGCTTTCAAAAGCAGGAAACAGGAATTGCAAATAGCACGAATGATTGCAGGTGTTATAGGAAGAAAAGAAGGTATAAAACGTGAAGTAATTGCAAAAGAACTTAATCGCCATCGGACCTTATTATATCATTATGAAGCAATGCATAAGGGCAATTTTAAAACATTCCCCCCATACGCTAAAGCATATACTAAAGTCCTATCAGCTTATGAAGAAATTGAAGATTGTAGAAAACAATTTACAGACAAATTTCATTTAAGACATTTTGTTAAAGAATTAGGAATAATGAATTGTGAAAAGAAAGATATAGTTTTCATAATAAAATCAGGAAGAGTTAGTTATGAGGTGTTTTCAGATGCACACCATTTCAGTAAATATTATGATATTTTGAAGGTAGCACTGGGTGGTTATAAAGCATCTTTAAATTACAAAGAATATGAATAAATAAATAAATATTTTTATATTTAACGTATGAAAAATATATTAAGTAGTTCAGCTTTTATTATTCTGAATAAACATTTAGCGAGACAAATAGGATTAAAAGAAACAATATTGTTAGCAGATCTTATTAGTAAAGAAGAATACTTTATAGCTAATGGAATGACTGATGGTTGGTTTTTTAATACTGAAGCTAATATAGAGCAAGATACTACCTTAAATTCATATCATCAAAGAAAATGTATTAAAACACTAAAAGAAAAAGGATTAATAGAAGTTAAACGTAAAGGAATACCTGCTAAACAATATTTTAAAATAAATGAAGAACAAGTCCTGCAAATTTTAAAGAACTTGTCCAATAAAGATTGTATAACTATTAATAAGAATAAAGAAATAAAAATAACTAATAAATATTTTACAAAGCCTTCAGTTTTTGAAATTAAATTTTATTGTGAAGAACGAAAAAATAATATAAATGCTGAATCGTTTTATGATTTTTACGAAAGTAAAGGTTGGAAGGTAGGAAAAAGTAAAATGAAAGATTGGAAAGCAGCCGTAAGAAATTGGGAACGTAGAGATAAAAAGAATCCTAAAACAACATCTAAAATAGATCAACAATTAAATGAATATTTAAAAGGAAAAGAATTACTATGAAACAATTAAATCAAGAAAACGTAAAGGATTTAACTAATAAGGTATATGAGTTAATAGCTAAAACTTCAATAGAGTTAGGACACCGTACAGACGGCAAGACAATGGCAGCTTTATCCAAAATACTTGCAGAAGATTTGATACGAGAAAATAGATTTAAACGCTTGACATTTAATCAGATACAAGACTCATTTTATCAGGGTGTTAGGTTTTGTGAATTTGAACCTTTTTTAAATATTAGAACTTTTTATCGTTGGATTATAACACATAAAAAAACCATATCAGACGCAGAATATCAAGTAAGAACATTAGGGAAAGACCCTAAAGAAGTACCATTTTATCAATCACAAAAACTTTTAAAGTAATGGGAACAATAATTGCAGTATCACTAATAATCGGATTAATAATAGTTTTTCTAAAACAACAAGATC